CGATAATGCTGTTAATCCTGCATTGCCTCTAGTCCAATCCATTTCCAAGTCTTCCCCTGCAATTGAACCGCTAAGAACTAATCCGTTAACATCACTTCCACCCCAACCGTAATTAGTATATTCATTGCCTACTAATTCATTAGGCTTACCTGTGAATAGGTATTGGAAGTTAGATGAGTAATTAGTTCCTGAACTAATGAATAACCCATTGGCTTCTAATAGCCCTCGCTGCAATAACAATCTCTGCTTAGACAATACTCCTCTACTTATCATTCCCTACCTCAATTAATCAAATTAGCAACTTCTCTAAGAGAGCAATTATCAATAATAATCTTACCATTAAGTACCCCCTTGAACGCAATATATCGCGCAAAACGAATAACATAAGGAGCATTAAGAGTTAATGGGGTTGGCTCTTCTGCTGTTCCTGCATCTAACATTTCAGTTGTCCTATTCGTTGGTATCGGAGATACGAATACTTCAACACTTGTTGTTTCGTCTATCCCCATTAAGAATATTGTCCCCTTTTCAGATCCATTGTCTGGTATTACCTCATATACCTTCCCTAATTGTGCTTCACTCTGAGTTTTCATTCTATCTATTATATATTAATTAATTCCGGATAACTTACCCCCTCGTTAATGCTCCATATATTCGTGAAATCCCACCCAACATACGTAGCTTGTTGTTTCATTTCTGCCGTTGTTTTTGGAATGCCCGTACCTGTATCCGTTAATCCTGATACTGTTGTGTCATAATATGAATTAATTACCGTTGCTCCGCTTCCGCCAACTAATCCCCTCAAAATTCCACTACCAGACACTGTGCCAATTGCATAGCAGTTTTTAATTTGTCCTGAAAAAGCGCCACCAACCGCACCTCCCCCGTATTGAGTGGAGTTAACCGTACTTTGCGTATAGCAATCATGCATATATGTGCTGAGGAAGTTGCCAACTAGCCCTCCAACCCTTAATTCGCTATTGATTATCGCTTCACTATAACATTTATATATCTCGCCGGCAGAACTTGAACCCACTAGTCCTCCAGCGCTTATATTCGAGCCACTACCTCCATTAACTACACCAAATGAATTACATCTCCTTACCGTTCCAAAATTTCTGTCAAGCAACAAACCATCCTTTGCAGTTCCCGATACGCTGCAATTTTCTACTATTGCATCGGATAAGGCTGACCCATTCATCGAGCCTAATAATGCAGACTCAGATACTGAATCTTCGATTATAACATTGCGTATAATTGTTGATGAGCCAACTTGAATACCTCCTATAAGTCCAACTTGAACTAAGCCTCCTCCTTTTAGAATGTTTGCGTTATTTATTTTCACTCTATTTCCATCAAAAATACCAGAAAAAGAAGTCTCACTTGGGGTAAATAACTGATTTTCAAAATCAAGATTATATATAACTACATAATTCTTATCACGCCCTAATTGATATTGCCTATACCACGGACTATTTGCCCCCATGTACTGAACATTAGATAGTAAATTGAATTTATTAAATTCCGATACGTTTGCAATAGGTATATAATCTAACATATTAATCATATATTCTAATGTAACATAGTCGTATATGCCATCTTGATTAAAGTTAAACATAAAATTATGACCGTAAAATAATCCCATTAGCTATTAGTATAATTAGTTCCGTAAGTAATATTCAATGCTGCTCCATCATACTTATACGATATTATTGTTCTATTGCTTGCTGATATGTTAACTACTCCCGCACCGAATCCAATTACATAAGGTGTAGGAGTGATTGTAGCAGTATAACTTCCTGTATTATCAATTATAACCTCTCCTTGGTCTCCCGCCGTTAGGTTAGAGAATGTAATTGTAGCATTATGGGCTAACGATAACTTTGCATTAGCTCCATCGTTTACATTCATGGTAATACTTGCACTACTTGTTAACGTTTGAAATCGCTTATCTGCGAATTGTGTTCTGAAATATGTTAATAATGTAGCTTTTAAGTTGGCAAATGTTATTTTTCTTAGAACAGAATTGAAAAATGAAATATAATCAGTATCAATTATTGCTGCTTCGCTTGCTGCATTATGCTTATCATATACATAACTGCTTTTAATCTGCAACTCATTCCCTACTACAACAAAGTCATTAACAGAGATTGTGTTAAATGGCTTGCCCGTTACATTACTCCATGTAGGCTGTATCTGTTGGTTGTCAACCTTAGCCCAACCCGTGGCAGTCTTAACAGCCCAATCGTTAACCGCCCAATCAATAGTGAATTGAGTTCCTGCCGTTGTTACAATCCAAAATTGCCCGGTTGTAGCACTCGATATGTCGGGAGTATTAGTAGAGGCATTCCATTCACCCTCGGGCAATAACGGGGTATCTACAATTGGTATTGATACGGTTATATTTCCGCCACCCTTCTTTGTTAGCGTTAATATATCTGTGTTAACATCGTAACTAGCACTATTAATATGGTCGTTATCATTCGCAGTAAACTCCGCCTGCTGTAATGTGCTTATAGGCTTGTTTAAGTCCGAAGTGTTATCTACATTGCTTAGTCCTACTGTATTCTTCGAAATTAAACTGAATATATTACTAAGCGTCCGCTTGAACCAACCTGTTGCCGTTTTGAATATAATTTCATTGCTTTCATTCAGTGTAGGAGCTTCTTCTAATTCAAGATTACTGCCTGTTCTATTCGCATAATATCCATCTCTCGCAAGTAGGTTTAATGCATTTCCATCGTATTGATACAAAACTTTGTCCTCATCGGCTATATCGGTTACGAATTGTCCTGAATGCAATGCTTCTGTTTGCCAATATACACTATCTACCGCTGTTAGTATCTCATTAGTATCATTGCTTACATATATATCGCCTTGCTTAAGCCCACTGCCAGGAACTCCCGATAATGGACCTACTCCTAAGTTTGCTATAATGTTTGGAAATTCATTATTGATAGTTGCAATAGGTGTAGTTGTTCCGTCTTCATTAATTATTACCGCTGTTCCGTCAGGAGTAAAACCATATCCCTTACAGCCGTTAACAGGCTTCGAGAATGTAAATGTTTTCATTATATCAACCTGCGCCATTACTCTAATATATTTAAATTTCCTTGCACATTAATTAATCCTTCTACTTGCAACCTCATTGTATTGTATTCGTAATATTCAGGTATTGTCAATGTGTCGCATTCCTGTATTACTCGCTTAACCCCGCCTATTACCTTACCGTTAATCATACACCCTACTCCAACCGAAGCTGTATCGCCATCGCCGTACCTCTTCATCTTCCCGTTTACGGCTTGGAAAAAATAATTCTTATCATCAGGATAATAGAACGCTCGCTCTACCCAATATTCACTCTTAGGAGTAAGTGACAATATTTTCTCCTCTGTATTGAATTTATATTTTACTACCACGTCTCCCATACTGCGGTTTCTCCCCCTTTAATATTAACTACATCGCTCTTTGTTATTGTCTGCTGAGTAACATTATATATCCTGTTCGATGTGTTGAACTGCTGCTCCTTTATTAACTGTAGAATATTCTTTCCTACTAAATCCCCAAACTGAATCTTATATCGGTTAGGGTGTACTATGTTTTGAGTTAATGCTTTTATTTCAAAATAATCATCAAGTTCGAATGTCGGACTTACAACTCTTACCAAGTACCCTATATCGAACACTACCTTATTCAATTCCACAAAGCTTGCATCTATTTCTCCTTCATAATTAACCAACCCTGTTGAACTTACATTAATATGCTCCTGTGTTGCCTCTTTAAGTTTATTTGTTGCTGCGTCAATATACGTTTGTGGCATTATTATATCATACAGTTTGTATTTGTCTCCTACTTTTGGCTTTAAGGTGTCGTTCGGAAATTCTCCCGTATCTTCTGTCTTCTTTATTAACATATACCGCTTTGTAGAGTGATCGTAATTGAACTCAAATTCTATATTCATCAACGCCCCGGTACTGAATTTAAGTTTTGGGGCAACCCCCGACATTAACTGTACATTAACATCAAAGTCCATCTCTGTATCATAGAATGTTAACATATCATCACCTAAGCTCGTAACTACACCTGTACGTTCTGCCTTTATATCGTTGAACTCAACTATCAGCTCCCGCCTGCCGAATTTATCAATATTTTTTTCAAGTTTACTCTCCCCGTTAACTCCCTTAAAATACAGTCTGTTATCGCTGTTCAAAATACTATTATATGTTACCCCCCCCTTATCTTCATTAAAGCGGGGTGGCAAATTATCTGAAGAGCCGTACCCGTACACTACCGTTGCAATATCTTCACTCTCTACCGATGTCCGTGTTAAGCTGGTAAACCCAATATTCATACCTACCTGCAATACAATTGCTGTCTCGAAATTACGCTGCCCGAAATTGAGTTGCTTACCTATCATATACCAGCTTATACCTAGCTTGCTACATATTTCATTACAGGCTTCAAAACCATTCCAATTATTGAATTCTATTATAACATCCTCTGTCTCTTCGTACTTACCTGCTGTATATCCACCTCCGGTTCGGTTTAAATTCTCTACAACAAATTCAAGTAGTGTTTTGGCATTACCGGTTAACGGAAATGAATAATCATACCCTAACATTATTCTAGTGTGCCTCAACTGGTGAATACTCCCCTTAAATACACATTCGTAATTATATTCTCCCTCTCTCTCTATTACCGATGGTTCCCTATCTATAAAGTATACTTGCTCAGTTTTATCATACGATATATAGTCCCCAACATTTATAGCTACATATTCATTTAATCGAAAATTCAACCTTATTAAATCCTCGCTTTGTTTTACCTGAATATGCTCCGAACTATCTAGCGGCGATACAGATACTACTTCAATGTTATTTCTGAATATCTGAATTAACATTAGCCGATAGCATTAATGTGTGCCGAAATGAAATACCTGCCTCCTGTATGATAATTATGATAAAATCTTATTATACCCCCCTCAATTTTTATGCACGCAATACTTCCCATCGTCCAAGCGTTTCCTCCATTTATTAATATAGGTACGCCTCCATATCTATACCCTCCACTTCTTACTACTATATGCAATATTGCATAATCGAAAACCTTACCTGCAGGACTTAAATTAATATAAGAGTATTGTCCTGCACTAGTCCAATCTAAGCATACATCCCAGGCATATGCTGTGTCTTCATTATTCCTATATGCATAGTTTTCATTCACACCCGACCGCTTAAATATTTGAGCTACCGAATTTGTAAATATTATCGGCAAATCAGCCGCTCTTATCAATCCATCTCCTTCTCCTTTATTAACCTCATCAGGTGTTGCGTGTTTGCCAACTCCATATCGCTCATTAGTCATTGTACTTTTATTGAACCCTGCGGGTGTTAATGCTCGGTAATTAATATCTGAATTAGTAACAATATCATTGCTCAATAGCATATCAAGTTTCAATTTCTTAGCCTCTGCCTCTGCTAACGATTCATCATCAACATCTAGCGATATTGAACTTAATAATTGCTTCAACTCTTCTGCTGTTATTGCTGTTAGGTTGTATGTTCTTTTATCAGCTCCCATTATGTTATTGCTTTATAGTTATTATTCGTAATTAATTTAGCTGCACCGCTGTTATCAATTAGCTTACGTGCAAACCTTACTGTTATGTATTCTGTTTTTATTTCACTATCAGTTCCCCCCGCCTCATTGAACACTTGCAGCCTTACAGTGAATATACCCGGCTTAGTATAAGTGTGAATAGGGTTCTGTTCTGCACTAGTGTTGCCATCGCCAAAGTCCCAGCTCCATATTTTTACCCTCCCTTCGCTTAGGTCGGTAAATTGGACAGTATGCGGTTTAATTCCAATCCCTGTATTATCTGACGTGAATTGAGCGGTTAACGAATCTATTACCGACATATCCTTATCAATATCAACAACTATATCGGCATATCGGGGCTCGCTATATACATGATAATAATACTTAGAATTACTTACAAATTCCCAAGTGCCGTCGCCCCAGAATATCTTAGCCGTTCTACCTTTATCGTAGTAAATACGTACATTCCCTGCCAAATCTGTTGTTTCAATGAATTTTAATCCATTAGGGTTTACATCACACAACCCTAACGAGAATCGGTATATACTATCCTTCTTCCGAATATTAACACTAGGCACAATATTGCGTGACCGCTTACACAATAAGCATTCCCTTACATCTCCTTCTATATCTCGCAACGACAACACGAATAACTTCTTCTCAAACATATAATCGGTTAATGCTTTAGCTAACCTATATGCAGCTACTTCATTTATTGCCTTAGTGAAGCATTCTACAACAAATTCAAGAGGCTCATATCTGTTATTCCCTAAGTTTTTATCAATCCCCGATTTTACAGGCCATATATATTCATCTTCTCGCTCCGATGCTATTCCAAGCATTGCTGTATAATCAAGTATTCGTATGCCGAATTGCTCCTCTATATCCATATTATCAATGAGTACTTGCATTATATCCCTCCCAATTTCTGATATGTCTTCTTTGTGTTTTCCGCTATCTCGGGTAAGTAATCGGTATTGCGTTTTATCTGACCCAACACTATAAGGCTATTGGTTGCCAGCTCTAATGCATCAGCCGAATAGCTTGCTATCCTTTCATTGCTTAGCCTTGTTGCATTTATCCCTCCAACAATTTCGGTCCCGGTAGCCTCTGTTATCGATTCCGAAACCTTGCCCGCATTGCTTCTTTCAGCGGCACTTTCCGAACCGTCGAACGCATTATTGAATCCTGCCTTCGCTGCTATCTCATCGGCTTTACTATAAGCTTCCAATACAGCAGGCTGAATAGTGTTTAAGTCCTTGTAAAAATCACCAAGCTCTAATACTATACTCTCCTGAAGAGTATCGAGCGAAATATTGCCTGCGGTATAGTCTTTACCTATATTCTGTGCTGCTGATTGTAACTCATCGGTAAGGGGCTTTATAAACGCAAAGTCAATAGCTTGTTGCGAAAAGCTTTCTATCATATCTGTCATACTCTGCTCTAGCCCTGCAAAAGCATCTGAACCGTTTTCATATATATCTCGAAATGCTTTCGATGCTTCCGATGCTACATCGCCAAATACACTTGCCATATATTCGCCCATGGCCTCGTATGCCTCCTCAATAGCATATGAGGCTTCTAAAGCCCCCTTAAGTATATTCTCTTCATTGCCTCCAAGTATTCCCGAATCCAATACGCTCTCTGCTACTACTGTATTCAACTTCCCTTGCTCGTTAATTAACTGCGGGAATAATTCCAGCAAGTCTTTATATTCATCCTTACGCCAGCGTCTGTCTTTTGTTTTTACCTCTACCCCATTGAGTGCTGTCATATACTTATTGAGTTGAGCTGTTGCCGCTTTTATACTCTCTGCCGACCCCTCAAACCCCTCTCCGAATTCAAACTTCCCAAAGCTGGTATCATATTTCTTCTGAATCCTGCTCAGGTCTCGGTAGAACGCTTCTGTCTTCTCAATTATTGATACATATGCCTCATTGAAGTTTCGTTCTATCTCCTCGTTAGCTTCTTTTGTTTTTTTCACAAAACTCGACACTATCTGTATCAACGGCAGCAATACCCCAACAAGCGCACCTACTATTAGCCCCAGTTTTCCCCCTATTTGCTTCGCTATTTTGAACCCTTCGGTTATGCCGGCAAACAACTTATTGAATGTATCTAATATATCGGTTACGTATGTTGCTATTACCTCAAGTACCTCGCTACCTGTTGCTTCACTTAATGCAATCAATGTTTCTGCAACCTCTTCTGCTATTGTAACTATTGTCTGCAATGCTGCCGTAACACCTCCTGCACCTTCTTCAACTCCTGCTACGGTATCGGAACTTGCCATTTGCTGAAAACTGCTTATAAGGCTACTGAATCCTGTATCGGTGTCTTGTATACTTGTTGTTAATCCTTCTACAGATTTGCGTATCATATCAACCGTTTCTGGAGAAAACGAATCTACCTTATCTTGCGATAAGCCAAACATATTGTTATCCCTAAACTTTGTCTTACCGTCAATGTAATCAAGAATATCTACCGCACCGTTTTTAAGTTCTTGTAATTCTTCAAGCGACTTATTCTTAGTATCGGTAAATAGCTTATTAATCCCCTGGGTCGATGTTGCATAAGCACTATTCAGTTCGTCAAGTTGCTTATTTAATTCTTCAATAATATTCCCTTTTACTTTATCCCCTACATTGTTTTTTTCGGCAACTTTAAGTTTTGTGTTTGCTTTATCTATCAAAGCCTTCCTTTTGGTTAAATAATCACCATACTGATTCAACAACTCATCAAGTTTCTCCTTGTTTATCTGTTCCTCTTCTTCTTTCTGTTTTTCTGCCTCAACAGCAGTATCTAATGTTACAGTTTTTATCTCTTGCTTAATTATTTCCTTCTTCCCTAAATCGTTCTCTTTATTTAACTCCTTATTTAAAAATTCAATATATGTATTCCCTTGCTCTGTAAGAAACTTGTACAGCTCATCAACTTTCGTCTTACGCTCTTCTGTTACCGAACTTACATCACTATTGTATTTTTCATAAAGCGATTTTTGGTCGCTCAAATACTGTTCGTATGCTTTTAGTTGTTCTTTATATTTATCTGCAAGTTCTTTCTTTTCCTCTTCCGATAATTCTCCCTCAACTCCCTCTCTAAACTCAAAATAAAATGGAGACTTCTCAATTTTGAATTTATCTTGCCCGGTGCTCTGTTTCAGGAATGCATTTGTAAAGTCTTCTATCTCCTGTTTACTTGCCTTGAATTCCTTCCAAGCTTCGTCAGATGCCTGTATCGACTGCAATAAATAATCAAAATCTGTTAGTGCGTGCTTGCTTCCGGGTTGCGTTGCATACGAACCATAACTTATTGCAATACCCATCTCTTTTGCATATTTCTTCGCAAGGTCTAATATATTTGACCCTCCTTTTTCAATATCTTCATTTATCTTCTGAAAGTATGCAGTAAGCGTTCCTTTATCTATTCTGTCAATATTAAGCAATTTATTAATTGCCTTGCCCTGCGCTTTGTATAACGATTCTCCTATCTCGTCTATCTTCTCTTGCTTTGAACGTAACGCAATGTTTTCAATTATCTTTTGGTTAACTGCATTTTGCGCAATTTCAATTTCTTTAAGGCTCGCTTTCTCTAAATCGTAATTCCCAATTAAGTCGGGATATTTATCATTAAGCTGCTTAATTAATCGGTTTCTCTCATCGGTCTCCGGGTTCGTCTTTTTAAGAGCATCAAAAATACCATTAATTTCAAATTGCTCTTTCTTAATCTCAGCATTAAGTTTAACCGTTTCTCTATTCAACTCCTTCTGCTTATCAACGAATTTCATGATTAAAGGAACGGCAACGCTTAAGGCTGTAACAACCAATCCAAGTGGGTTAGCTACAGCTGCCGCCCTAAGCGACTTTAATCCGTTACTTAGCTTATAGCTTGCTGCAGCAAGTCCGTTTTTAGCTATTGCAGCACTCTTGTCTGCTGCCGCCGATATATTTGTTTGTATTGTGTTAAGCTTTTGTTCTGCAGTATTTAGTTTTGTTTTTGTGGTTGAAATTATTGTTTGTGCCGCTTTCTTCTTTGATATTTCTACGCTCAGTTTATCTTCAAGATTCAATACTCTTTGCTGCACAGCACGGGCTTTTGTCAAGTCTCTGTTTGCTATTGCTTGCGATAGCTCACGCTTCGATGCTGCTATTTTTGCATTAATTGTAGCAATATTCCCTTTTGATGTTTGCGCCTCTAATATTGCTGCCGTTTGTACGGCTTTAAGTCTTGCAATCTCTACGTTTAGCGCAGTTGCATTCTCTACAGTCTTCTGCTTAATTAACCCAATCTGTTCAGTTGTTAGCCTGTTTATGTTCGTAATACCCATAGCTTGCCTTTCCTGTTCCGGAATAAGCTTTGCAAGTTGCTGTGCTTCTGCCTGTGAAGCATCGTTACCTCTCGACAGCTTTAGTTTATTAACTATTGCCAGTTGCGCCTTGTAAACCCCCAATGCGGCTGCAACTGAAAGTATTACCTCTTTGTTATCAAGTAAAAATTTAAGAGCTTCTTTTGCTCCAATTTCAATTTCTTTAAATGGATTCCCTTCCCCCAATAGCGAAGATATTGATTGCTGTATCTCCTTGTTTATGTCAAGTAACCGTTGCTCTTGCTCTTGTGTCTTTGTTAATTCCTTGTTTGTTTCCGCAAAACCCTCTTCAAGTGAGCCCAGCATTTTTAAAAATTCAATACCTGCATCTTCGCCTGCACCCCCAAATATATCGGCAATAGCGGTGCCTACCTGCGCACTTGTTGCAGGCAATTCTGCCAGCTTATCTGCTACTTGCTGTATCACCTCGAATGTAGTTGTAGTTCCTGCACGTAAGCCTGCTTCAATCTCCTTAGAAGACAACCCTATCCCATCAATTGCTTTTGCCGTCGATTCAGTCATCTCCCTCAACCTGATATTGCCTTCCTTAATAGTGTCAATACCTTTGTCGGAGAATATACCAGCATCTACTTGCGCTGTCATTAATGCTCTTGCTTCCTTAGCACTTAATCCTGCTTCTTTAAGTAATGGTGAGTATTCCCTCAGTTGGTCAAGAAATTCGCCACTCCCATCTGCCCCCTCAATAAACCCTCGCTGCACCTCTGACAATGCTTCGGCGAAGCCTATATTCATACCCTTTGCGAAATTCGATGAAGCTAAAGCTACCTCCTCAACGCTTTTCCCGAAAGTGTTTGCTGTTGCTATTACATCTGCGGTAAAAGTATCAAGTTCAGCCCCTTGAAGTTTAGTTAACTTTGATATTTCATCTCTGTATTTTGCCGTATCTTTCCCTAGCTCAACTAATTGAGCTCCAACTAAACTTATACCTCCAAGAGCTGCTATATTCTTAATAGCATTACCTATTCCTTTAAAGTCTGAATTTATCTTATCTGCCTGTGTGCCAACACCTGCCGTAAAATCGTTAAGCTGACTGTTCATTCGGCGAAGGTCTGTTTCAAACCCTTTATCTATTCCGCTTGAAAAATATAACCCTTTCATACTTTTTTAATTAATTTTCGCTCGCTGTCGGTCAGTTCCGATATTTTAGTACCAAACCCTTTCGGCGGCACATCACTTTTATTATTCTTACTCTTATCGTCATAATCAATACTTGGTGCAGTAAGCGAGCCTATTACATATTGTATGTAAGGCATATTCAATATCTGATTGGGCGACATTCCTGTTTTCTCTTGATAGGCAAACATATTGCCCATTAAGTTCTTTCCTCCTTTAATAGTGTATTGTCTATCCTTAGTATCAGGGTCCAATAGTTCAAAAAAAAAGCAGGATCGTCAAGCTTATGAATCGTCAAAAATAAATTCCACAAATGGTAATGTCCGCACTTTTGCAGCTTCCGAATTAATAACTTCTCATAAAGCCTGTGCCCAAAACGAGAGTTCGCCAAAGCTATTGCACAATACTCATTAATAAGTGGTATAATTTTGTCCTGCAATTCAGGGTCACTAAAATCATCAAGCATTGCAGGGTTATTATTCTTAATAAGCCGCAATTGCTTCTTAATCTTACAGAGTTTGATATGTGTCCCGGTAGTAATATATTTAAGGTAAAAGGGGAAAACCCCTAATACCCTAAATCCTTTCAATCGCTTCCGTTCGTTTGTCACTATGTCCGCTATCTCAAGTGCCAGTTCGCTCATTATGCCTCTGTTACTGTTACTGTCCAGTTCTGTGTTGTACCGTCAGCGGCTTCAACTGCAAATACCACAGGTTGGCTGAAATCTATCTCATCACTGCCACATGGGGTTGCATAAGCTCCTATCGAACACTTAATGTAGGGGCTTAACTTCGTAATGTCTGTTCCCGCCTCAACCTCAATTGAAACAGTATGCAATGTTGTATTAATTGATGCTGCCCCGGTTTGTTCATCTAGTACAAAGCCTTTAATGTCGTTAGCCGACTTGTCGAAGCCTTCGTATGAACCTATTGCATTTACTCCCTCTTTCTCAGGCTTCAATGCCGTGCCATTTACTTGTATATATGCCAAGTCCTCGTCCGATGTTGCCAAGTATGCATTTAACGCAACGTTTACAGCATAAGTAATCGACATATTCTTATGAATAATCATAACCGACTTCCTTATCCCCTGAACCTGATTATCCTTCTTCCACTCTGTTACCTCAGCACTTACTTCAACATCGCCACCCATAAACAGAGCTTTATTTACTGCTGAAATATCAGCCACCTGCATATTAAGTGAGTAATCGCCGGCCACAACACTCTCTTCGAGTACTTCTCCGTTTACATTCTTGTAGGAGGTTGTACTAGGGTCAGAACCTTCAAGTTTCGAAGTCCCTTCTCGAACACTACCGTCAATCTTTCGCCAGTTAGTACCTAACCCGCCATCGGGTGCAACATCAGATATTAATATCTTCTTATGTCCAATATCTACCTTCATCTTATTATTTTTTTAAAGTTTATTTTTAAAATTGCATAATGTTGTTGTGTATCTGCCTCTTGAACCGAAGCAGTATAAGTCTCACGTGTTTGTCCCTCGAAAGCATACTTGTTATTTTCCAATAAATATTCCGAGAACTCGATAAGCAATCGCTCTAAAACTTCGCCTCGCTGCATATCTTCATAGAATGTATTGCCTGACTTTATATCATTGTAATATATTTTAATTAATATAGCCCCGTCTTGCACTAATTTCTGCGAAACTCCCGGTATTATACTTATTACACAATCTTCAAGCTTACTGTCAGTTGCTCTTGTGCTTTTTATCACATTACCTGATATTGAAGTAGCTATATCACTTTCGGAAACAAGCCTCCATATATCTGTTAATATTTCATTCTTAGTTAGTATCATGCCTCTATTTCCCTTTTAATTATATCAAGCATCTTGGGGAGTTCACGTATCAATTCAAGTTCCGATTTTCGCAACACGTTCTTATTCAACTCATCTTCAACAAATGTTGCATACTTCATTCCTGCAACTATTACTATTACATACCCATTGCGTTGTTCTGTAAGTAGTGAATTTATGAAATCCATACCCTCACTATCTCCTATGTCTGCACTCTTATGCTTAGTAAATCCGCTATACTTAATTGGTTTCCCGTCTTTAATTAGTACCCCCCCTATTGAACTTATAAGGTTTCCTGTCCTTACCGTGTACCCGGCATTGTCACGTGCATGATTCACCAATTGTGCAACCATGTAATTCAGAATCTTAATATAAGCTGCATCAATACGCTTACTGTAATTTAATATGTAATTATGGACTTGCTTCGTATTCTTCAACTTCATACAACTAATTTGAATGCGTTTATGAAATTCAAATGCGATTTCTGATTAACCCTGTATTCGCCCAATTCACAACCACTGTTGTCTTTCAGTCTCACTTGCTCTAACACCGATAAATCGAATTCCTTGTAAGTTTCGCCATAAATCAAAGTAGCGATTTCTGTATCGTCAATAATAATAGAATAAGACCCCTGCGATACTTCTCCATCAGCATACATCTTATATTCTCGTGTTATCTCTGATATATTACAAGCTACATAGTCGCTCCATTCGTCAGTAGTGGGGAGTGGGTTGCCGTTTGTTTTGTCAACCCCTCCTCCTGTCTGACTTCTAAAAGATATGAACCCCGAATTTATCATATTTCTGTGCCCTTGTATTGATATACTATATCTTGTATTATGTTACTGTCGCCAAGTTCTTCGTATATCTTATTAGCCTTCTGACGCAAACGCTCTCTTGCTGCCTCACTAATGCTTATACTAATACCACCCTCTGTAATATTAGGGGCTTCACTTACCCATAATATAACATCAGCTTTTGCAAGCTTAAAGGGAGACGAAAGCCTAACTTCCAATGTTGCTTCTTCGTTTAATTCTAAAGCTCTTTCATCTGCAATATCATTAATTGCCGATTCTGCAATAGGGTAGTGATGTACGGCTTTCAAGCTCTCTCTTACTGTCATAATTCAAAACAACTAAACTCCAAGCAACTCTTTTAGTTCAGCTTCTTGCTCATCACTCAATGTGTTGACTTTCTCAATAAGTTTTGCATCACTTATATTAGAAGCTGTACGTATTCCCATATCATTCAATGCAACAACTACATCAGCCTTAATTAATGCCGTATCCCATATTGTGATATTAGCATCGCCTTCAATCTCTCCTGCAGCTAATGCCTGAGCTTCATTCGTATCCATCAACCAAAGGTTATCCACATCAATTACAGGTATAACAAGAGCTTGTGAAGTAGTGAACTCTTCGAGAGGATCGTTCTTAGCATACTTCGACACAAGCGTATAGCTGGTTGCTTTCTGATATGCAACTCCTGTTACCGGGTGATTCTCTTCTGCAAGCTCTCCGTATTGCAATTCTCCTGCATCAAGCGTTGACAAAAATGCAACACTACCCTCTGCCCATGGTCTTACTGATGTCTTTTTGCCATTCTTCTCAAATATAGTAGTGCGGTCAATCTCAATAATATTCAGATTATACTCACTCAACATCAATTGCTTAAATTGTTCTTTCAACGGAACCGCTGCATTGTTAACATCAGGCAAGCGTAAGCTTGCTGCGAAAAGAGACTTCACTTGCGATGACTGACGAATTATATTCAACGTTGCCCCATCAAGCAACATATAATTCAAGTTTACCCCATATTCTTTCGCCTTAGTTAATACATTCTGAATATCATCTAAAGCCTTAGGGTCGCTACCTGTCTCGTATTTTATTTGAACTCCGAATTTCTGAGATTCAGGATGCCCGAAATCGGCACGTATTCCTACACCTGCTTTGTCCGAAGGAACTATTACTGAACCGTTCGACAACCCTGTCAAAAACATATATTCAATTGTTTCTTCAACTCCACCCACAACCTTAGGAACATCACTGAATATCTTAGCTACAACCTCAGCTTCTTTATCTCCTTTATTCTTAAGAATGTCAATATCACTAAGTTGTTTCTCATTCAATCCGAGCTTCATTCCTGCCTTGGGAATGTCGCCGGTAGCCTTACCCATACTGTCTCGTCTCTTCAATGGCAGCGAACTGTTCATTGTTACAATATCAGCTGCTACAATACTGCCATTACTCGACAATGAACCCCACTTCAAGTCCGTTGAGAATACTTCCTTAAGCATACTCTTGAACATATACTTCGGTTGTTCCTTTGTTCCGTTGATTGTCTCCTTAACCTTCTTAACTAATGGATTAAACCACTTCTGTACATACTCGGGGAATAATGATTCTTTCATATTGCCTGCTTATTTTTATTCTGAAAAGAATGTGATTAAACTTAAATTCGACTGTACAGTTGCAGGTATTGAGTATACTACTGCCTCTGTGTTCACACGACATCGCACCGCAATAGGAGCAAATGCTCTTACGGTAAGAATTGTAGCACTTAATACTCCCACAACTTTATCCATTTTATTTCCCGCACCGGTTTCAATTGCGGTACCTTCACTGTTTAGTGCTAAGGGCTTATATTCGCCATCATCATCTTTAATTACAGGATGTCCTGCGGGTATAATTGCATGAGGCCATCCTGTTACATCAAGAGCCTTGCCCCCCGGTATATCCTCAAGTAAGTTCGACACTACTATGTTGTCATTAGTAGTGTCAATTTTCACGCTTTCTGTTAAAATTACTTCTGCCATTTTTTTTAAAAATTTTACATTTTGTCAAGAATCTCCTTAACCTCATCGTCAGAGGCTTCTCCATTATTGCCTCCGCCAACAGGCAACCCCTTACCCGAACTGCCGGCAATAAATGTTGAATGAAGCTCACTGTACTCTGCCTCCAATGCTTCTACTTGTGATTCGATTGTTGTCTCTGAATCAACGTCAATTCTACCTGCCCATTTTTTTTGAATAAATTCAGGCAACTTAACGGACTTAGATAATGCAGTTCTCTGCTTCTCCTCTTTACTTAGTTTTATTTTGTCTTGCTCTAATGTTTGCACTTTCTCGGTTAGTGCCTTATTACTTTCAATAAGTTCCCTTGCCCATTCTGGTGTATCATTATTAGACGGTGTAGAAGTTACCGGGGGAACATCAGTTAATTTAGTGCCATCTTTAATATTATGCTTCCTTTCATAATTCCTAACCGATGTCTCTGAAGCTTCTGTTGCTCTGCTATCTCCGTAACTCTTAAGTACATACTGAAAGTCCACCCCGTCAACAGCGGTTTGTGCTTCATCAGCAGTTGTTGCAGTTTTCGCCAGCTTATCGGCAATCCTGCCTAAAATCGCATTATCAACCCCCACGAATTTAGCTGCTAATAATGTCAATAGTTGTTCTTTCATTGCAATTGCTTTTAGTTTTCCAATGCAAGATACCCGCTTACAATATCTAACATGACATTACGATATCCTTTATGTTCACTTTATGCGAAATGTGATTTTTTTATGGGTTCCAAAAAAAAAAAATATTCAACAAAAAGGTTGCTGTGGAATAACAGCAATCTCTTTTTTTCTTAATTTTGCCTTATGGAAACAGTATTCGACTATAATATAACAGAAGAAGAAAGAGATATTATTGGTGTAGTATACAATAAGCTAGACTACCTAAAAGAAATAGGGGAAGATACTTCTTATATGCATATCGCATATTTACATTGGCATAGGAAAAATGTAAAAATGGCTGATTTTTTTGCAAATAAAATTAAAAACAACCTTCGAAGATTTGATTGCCTCAGAACGATTCACCACGAATAACTTTCCCAACAAGTACTTTATATTCTTCTTCTGAAAAGGAAAGTCCTTTACTAAGCAGCAAAGCTCTGCTGATATTTGGTCTTTTATATTCTATATATTTAACCAGCTCATTTTCTATTTTCTCATAAGGCGTAGTCAGTATCAAATCTTTAAAGTGATTAAATACTTGTTTTTGGGATAGATTTAGTTTTTCAATCAAGTAATTAAGGTTATTAACGTTTGTCCCGTAACCTAGTCCTCTAGTCATTATCTCGTTCTTATGCCGTGATTCTGCACCAAGTTGCTTTAGTAAATGCTCATAAGTCATTCTTGCACAAAATTGATTAACCGTCTCCATCGCTACAGTTCTTCCAGGATATGCTATGTCCTTATCTATGAATCTTTGATGATGGCTATACCAACCTTTTGCACTTGCATGTCTTATTTCGTGCCACAAGCTTTCTATCGCATACTCTTGTTTAAATGTAAGCGGTCTGTAATCCTTAATTGCCGTAAGCGCATCTCGTAATTCAACTGCGGGATTAAACCCATCAAAATCATGACTTGATATGTATATTGTACTTTCCTTTTTAATGTACCTCCCGTTGTTAGCATCATACGAATCAAAATTTCCATGCCCCATATAGAAATCCGTGCGCTTCGAAATAGACACCCCCTTAAACCCATAAGGGAAATAATCAGGGTTATTTTTAGCTATTAACGCAATAGTCTCTTTAACTTGCCTTTCGCCTATATCTTCAAACTCTCTTAAATACCCTATTATGTTTTTTGAATCACCGTTATAATACCTTTCAAAAATCCCTGTATTATGCTCAAATATTGAGTATTTATTATTGTCTCTTAAAAAATAAGGTAGCGTTTTTGCTTGTTTTATGCGCTCTTCGTTTTCTTGCATCCATATATTGAACTTCTTAGGCATATTAACCACTCTCTGCGAGCTCCGACTTAGTGGTGCTTTTCCTTCAATAATTTCTTTAACATCGGTTGCCAATTCTTCGGGGGTTTTAAGTATCGTTTTAGTGTAGCACCTGCATTTGGGGTGCCACCCCGAAAACTTAAAATCCTTCGGGTACTTACCCTCTAACCTGTCGCATATATCGGTAAACGCCTTTCCGTTAACTGTGTGGTTATTCGACAATACAATTTCAATTCCAACCACAAAATCGAACTGTTGGCTACGTTCATAGTCTGCGTGTCGGTATGCCATATTAGTTTCAGTCCCTGCAAGCCTCATAGCATTTTTATAACTACTTCGGTACACACCCCGACCCGGGTGGTAAGCTTTTGCCCTCGAACTCAAATGCAAGTTGCCATGCTTATCGCGAACTCTTCGAAACAACTCATCGGGATTATTAAGATACCTCTTCAACTCTGAACTAAGTTCCGAAGCCGATTTTCCTTCTCCTAACCCAATATCAAGCCCCATTTCAATTTCTTCCTTAAATGAATTGGTATAATTCCAGATTCTGTCCGATAGGTTTAGTCCGTTTTCCTTGCGCAACTTGAATGCATCTCTAGCATCGTGATTATTCTTATAGTACTTGCGCTTCAATTCTGACGTAAGCTTATCTATATTATCCCCGAACACACGGTTAGCCAGTTCACTATTCTTACTATTGGCTAATGTCCATTCCGAATCTATCCCGTTAATTATTACACTGTGAATCCCTGAATATAGCCATTTTATTAAGTCTTCAACTTGCTTATTTACACTGGGGTAATCCGAGAAATAAAAAGGCTTATCCTTGTTAAACACAGAAACACGCTTACCTAACAATGCCGACTGCTTAACCGCCTCATTATATATAGCCTGAATCCGCCTCTCGTATTCCGCTATCCTCTTTAAATGTTCACTTTCGTAATTCAAAATACTTTCACTAACGACAACTCATGTTCGTAATACCACATACTTGCTGCCTCTGCAGAGAAAGCAACACAATACGAATGCTGCTTAGTCAGGTATGAGTATGTTATATCAACAACTACACCTCGGGGGCTGTCTGGGGTTATATGATATATAAAACCCCCTATGTTAACAATCGGTTTCACCATCTTCAATATGATATATTTATTACATCAACTTTAGTTTCGTTATGTATCCTATTTATTTCTTCGTCCTTATTCTGAACTATCGGGTTATGCTCTACTGCAAGCTCTTGACTCATTATTGGCTTACCTCCTGTTGCAGTCATTAATGTCTCAATTGTTTCCTTAATATTGTCAGGTAACACACTTGTGAATTGAACATTATACGCTATATTGCTAACCTCATTAACAGTAAGCTCTCTAGTAATATTAACCATACCTGACACCATTACACTCAAGCATCTTTCTACAGCAGTTCTAAAGTCACCTTCATCAAACCTCGCCTTCAATATCGCACCGAAAAACATCATCTGTAGAGCTATTCCCGATACATTCCCCAACCCTTTCAAGTTATCAAACGACAAATCGGGAGTATCAGTAAGTCCGTATATTAGCTGCTTATTAGTGTCGAATTCAAGTTTCAATGATTCAGGAGCCCTGTCCCAACTTATTACATCTAAGTCCGATTGAATAATATTCCCCCTCTGTGTTTCAATTATCGGCAACGAAATAATCTTACCTGTTTTATCTTTGTTCGGAACCTGACCTGCAGGACCCTTTGCCCGAAACATTGGCGATGCAAAATAATCGTTTGTATCCGCAAATTTAGAAAATGTCATCTCATACCTGTCTATCAAGTCCTTCACATCGAACCATTCTGGCTTATCTTGACTAGCGTATACAACCGGTATTTTCCCAAACATATTTGGTTTTGACTGTGCAGTATTCTGCCACCCGCTATTATTCACCAATACATAATGATATAAATCTGTAAACAAATGTAAAGTCTCTTTCTCCTTACCTTCAATCCTTGTCTTAAAACGCCACCCAAAAGCTGTCATATCTCCGAACTCATCGAAATAAGGCAAGAGCTCCCCATTTTCGTGGCTTAATAATCGGCTCTTTATCACTACCTTCCCATTTCTCTGCGCCGGATAGAATATAATTGCAGCTTCGGTTTCACTTTTTACTGATATCGCAAAATCTAACAATATCGAATCGAGTCGCAGTTTATCCCATTTGTCAATTATTAGCTGGTTATTGTCAATGTTGGTTGATATTGATACAGGGCTTCCGAATAAGAATGCTGCACTACTGCTAACTATCTTCCTCTGAAATGGAATAGGTATCTTAGATTCTGTTACCGGTTTTCCGTCTACTATCTTATTCTGCCGCTTACCTACTTGCGTTATCCTTACAGTACGGTCATTGTTGTACTCTTTATAGTATGTAGCAATATCCGCTTTAGCGGTTAAAAGTTTTACAGCGTCGCTGAATCTTTGTTCTTTTAATAAATCTATTATCATATTCGGTATGTGTTACAGTAATCCTAGCGCATTCGCATTAATCTTCATCTCATGTATCATACATCCCATATCAGGATAGAATGTATTAGCTAACGCATCAAACTTGTCAGTTGACCTCTTCAATCGCTTCTTAATATCTTCCTTAGGTTCAATTATTATCTTCCCATCTGAGCGGAATTTCCATCGTATCTCGGTAGCCTCTTCCATCAATTCACTGTCAAATGGCAAACAAGCTCCTTTACTATTCGCAGGGTTAAGCCAATCCCGAACCGCCCAAAATAAATATGCTCGCATATTTGCAAATTCGTATACCTCTGTTATGTCCTTCAACTCATTAGCCGCCTCTGAATACTTACACGAAATAGCCCGTTCATAACCCAATTCTAATAATCGAGAATATACTCCTGCTCCTTCCCCTATTGTATCAATTAGAGCCGATAAGTCAGAATTATTCTGCAAGCGGTTGGCTACAATTCCGGCAATATTCATATGGTCTGCCTCTCCATTCCCTGCGTAACTCTCTAATTGAGCAACATAATTATCTCTCCTTGAACATAACACCGAATTATCTCGCCCCATTCCTGCAACATCTACCCCCAATTTATTCGGAATAAATTCTTTAGCATTATATTCCTCCCAATTCCTATTCGCTGCCTCAATCCAAGATATGGGAATTAATGCATCTTCCGATACCTTCGGAAACATTCCTCGAACCTTAACCCTAAATAAGTCGTTAGGCCTATACCAGTTCGTAAGTCCATTAACTTCGAATTGAAAGTCGCCTTCACCCTCGTTAGCCTCTTTCATTGATATTGGAGAACACCACGCTTCAACCTTATCTTTAACCCAATCGTAGTCAACCTGCCCCGGAATTATCATCCTCTTCTCAACTACATTCGGCGAATTAAGAGAATCTAAACTAAACTTATTGAATCGCTTCGATTTTTGCGACCGGGCAGCATACCCCGTAGTAATATTCGGGTTAAATACTAACAGTAATCTTGAATTACCCTGCAAGTTCCCTTCAATAGCTCCGAATATCTGGTCATCTAACCCCGATGCCTCTGTTACCGCAAACATCGTATTCACGGCATGAAAGCCCGTCCACGCTTCCTGGTTATCTTTCGATGCTTTGAACCCCGTAAGAAACCACTCCTCATAATCAGTTCGAATATCGTAGCCTACCGAACGCCCGGGCAATACTTTTGCTCGCTTATATAAGCGCATTATTTCGGGATACATAATATTACCTACTTGTCTGTCGGTAGGTGCGGTCATAGCTACCTTTGTATTCCCTATCAATTCGCCTGCCCCATTGAATACCGGAGTTAAGTACAGGAAGCTTATACAAGCAACCGCAGTAACAAAATCCTTACCTCTTGCAGTGCCGGAACGTACCGAAGTCATTGGATTATGCTGCACTGAGTTAAGTATATTCTGTTGTTCTCTATCAAGAGTAACACCAAGCACTTCATGCGCAAACTTATTCCAGTCAAGTTGCCACGATTTGAATACCGATATATTTCTTTCATTACTCATTATTACCCGAAGCCATTTTCATCAATTCAAGAAATGCGTTACCCGTGTGTTCTGTCTCTTTCTTGTCAATCAATCCTAAGTCTCTTGCTATAATGTTGGAATTGAAGAAACCCGAAGCAGCTCCCTCGAACTTTTGGGTGAAGCAAATATCCTTTATACGTGTAGTGACTTGAATAAAGTCTTCTTGTTTACAGTACTCTGCCCATGTCTTATTGCTAATGTTTGCAAACACATAAAACCCTGTTATTGTATAAGGGCGCATCTTTGGTAACCCTATCTGATAAACTGTTTTTTCCTTTCCCTCTCCTTCGGATTTAACTTTAATTCCTTTTTGAACAAGTACTGCTTCTTTAAATGGGTTTTCATCTATCCACTGAGTGTACTCATTGAATTTTTTCCAAAGGGTATTAGGAGAATACTTTTTCTCCCTTCCTGGATTCGTTGCTAATTGCCAATATTTATTTCCCTTTGGTGCTGGCATATCACTCTTCTTTTGATAGTGATTCAGTATAATCTAATACCTCCTCATATGTTTCAATCTTTGCTTTAAGCTCAATATAGTTCTGCTTTTGTGTTGATGTGGCAACTCCCTGCCATATCAAATCCTCCAAATCTTTCTTTTTGGATTCTGCTGTTGCTTTTCTTTTCTCAATGATATCCTTTAACATCGCATACCTAATTTCGTAGTTCATATCTCTAAATTTTGGGGTTGAAGCCCGCAAAATTAGTATTTACTTAATAATTGCCTAACCATTCCCTTATCTTTTGTTGCCTGTTCCATCATATTTTCAAGGCTTTTCCCCTTAAATACATTCCAAGAAGATGATGTTTGCGATACTGCTTTCATGCACATAGCAGAACCTACCTCTTTTGCACTTTCCGGTGCTTTGAAGTTTTCCTTATCGTAAACGAAGTGATTCAGGTTATATGTGTTAGGTGTGAATCCTTCCAGCCCATCTATTCCACAGCAACATAAATCATCGCCCATATTTCTCAATCGATTTTCTGCTGCATAAAATTTTAAGCCGTGTGCATGGCATTCGTGCTTTATCTCTTCGAACACCCTTTGAAGCTTTTTAACCGGATATACCCAATCTCCTCCAACTTTTACAAGTCCCGGCTTTTTCTTTTTATGCTTAATCCCCTCGATTGTTATTCCGTGTACTCCTATTTCCTTGTACAGAGGAATTGCCTTTAACAGATACTCTGTTACCTCCATAACGAAAGGCTGAACCCTCACAACAACTCTCTTTACCTTTGGGGCAATCTTGCGGATAATTTCTATCCGTTCTGAGTAAGTTGGTGCTCCGGATTCTAACCTATCATATTTATGGCTTACTAACGAGAATTGCATTACAACATTACACTTCTCTAGCAAGGAGAGATATGGCTCTTTTGCTACTAATGCTCCCTTTGTCGATATTACTACCGGATATTGAGTTTTAGCAAATACTTTTAATGCTTCTAAGCTTAATTTGTATTTTTCTTCAATTGGCTGAAAAGGGTCTGATACTCCTCCCCAGTGAATAGGAATATTCCAATCGCACCAATTTGTTGTTTGGTCTCTATGCCCCTGAATGAATTTTAATAGTGATGCAGGACCTTCTCCTTTTTCAATGTGCGCTATGTTGTATTTAAGCTGCACAAAACAGTATGAACATAAATGACTACAACCTTTGTATGTGTCGAACCTAATAGGTAGGTCGCATATTGTTATTTGGCTTCCGCATTTAGGCATTTCCGATGTGGTTTAAGATTAATTCAACCAAGGGAACTTTTGTATTAACTTTTACATATTGCTCAACTTCTTCCCTTTTCTCTTTAGGTAGGGAAAGTGTAAAATCAAAAGTCTCCGAATCTTCTTTGATTGAGTTTGAAAAAGCGTTCACCTCCATATCATCGAGCATGTTAATTTCGCCCATGCCAAAGTCTATTTTTTCAAAACCTAAATCTTCAAGTTCCCCAAGCTCAAAATCACTTGCCAACAAATCAAAATCAAACTCCGATGTATCTGAGGTTTTATTATCAGCTATAGCTAGAAGCTTTCTTTTTTCGTCCGATGTTGACAGGTCTGTTCTCTTTATCGCGATAAGTTCGGTACCATCGCTTTCAATAATCCGAACTTTTAAACCAAGCTCACTAGCTTGCTCATAAACCCCATTTCCGGCTATGAGCACATTGTCATTATCAAGCAAAACCGAACGCCCCGCTCCCAAGTCGCTTAAACTATTCTTTATTAACTGCTTGTTTTTATTGCCGTGAATTCGATAATTATTGCTGTCGTATTGTATTTCCTCCATACCTCTCTTTAATTATATCTGCAAGGTATCGAGTGTTGTCCGCAAACTCTTCGTATACAGCAATGTAAATATTCACCTTCTTAATATTGTGACTAATTAGTGAGGGGTCGCAATTAAGTAATTCAGATATTGCCTTCCGTAATCCCTTGCGCATCTTCTTATATCCTGCCAAACAGTCGGGGTCATATAGAGTAAGTAAGATTGATACAAGATATTCCTTTTTAATTGTTTTGCTTTTCGGGAGTATCCTAATGTTCGAATAAATTAATTCTTGTATTGCAGGAAGCAATTTCAAATCTTGTAGCGCAGGTAATTGTATAAGCTCCTTCGCTACTGTTGGGTATCTTTCAATAAGTTTCTTTCCAAGTACCTCATAATTAATGTGCTGCATACCTCTATGTTTTTTTTGTAAAAAAAAGAAATGAGGCGATAGCTTTTACATTCCGTTGTATTTTTTTAATTTAAATTTCAGCCCGCTTCAAATTATGCAGATTCTCTATCGAAATATGTGTATATATTTCAGTTGTTTTGCTTGAAGAATGCCCTAATACTCCTTGTATGTAGCGTAAGTTTGTGCCGTTATCCATAAG